ATCTTCTGATTGTTCACCAGAATCACATGAATGACCAGCTTCCATCATACCACCACATGACTCACATGTTTCTTCGTGCCCATGCATATGACCTTCTTGATCGGAACCTTCTTCATCTTCATAGTCGCCGCCACCTGGCATCTCTCCGTTACCAGATAATTTCTTCATCAATGCCATCATACCGTCATGGTCATCAACTACATTGATACCACCATGTGCGCCTGCTGAGCCTTGTGGTGCGCCATAACCATTTTGTTCATCACCACCAAACAATCCCATACCCGCTGATTTGATGATAGATAACAATTGATCAGCTTCACCGTCTTGTGCTGATACACTTACTGAATCAGGAGATCCTTGTTGACCTTTACTGATTGAAACTGTCATACCTTCTGATACTTTTTTATCTTCAAGTATAGCATTTAATTGTTTATCTAATGCTTCAAAAGCAAATTCATCTAACACATTATTATCCCGCATTGTTTGTCCAAATGCCTTAAATGTATTACCTGGTGTTTTAATTGCTTGCTGCTTCATGTAAGAAGTCTTATCCATTTCCCCTAATTCATCCGCGCCTTCATCATACATTGCTTCGCCCATGTCATCAGCACCATAACTAGCCATAGTAGCTACTTCGGGGCCTTGACCCATTTCATCAACGCTTGTACGACCTAGTATTGGCATTTGCCCATAGCACTCATCCAAGCCTTCTTTAAAGCCGTCATGATAGTGTCTTGCTTCTTCCATATCATCGTAGTGACAATTGTATGCTTCTTGTGCAAGAGCATGACTCTTACCTCTAAGTCTCGCTGATTGTAGTTTATGATCCATACCTTCTTTAACTTTCTGTTTTTCATCTTTCTTAGCAAAAGGATTTACACCTTTCTTAGGTGCTGCTCCTTTCTTTGTCAGCTCGTTTTTACCTTTGCCATCTGCTGCAAACGCCGGGACATTCTTACCATCAACTTTTTTCATTGGCATTGAGGCTTCTGATAATTTCTTTTTGCAATCAGCTACCATCTGTTTCAATTCCTTCTGGTCGCAATCAGGATGCATTTTGCAAATCTCTGCTACACTCTTTCCATCTTGACACATTTTTTTAATGTGTGACATTGGTGGGCATTTCTTTTTGTCAGTTTCTTTCTTAGCAAAAGGATTGACGCCCTTCTTGCTTTCTAATACACCGCGATTATTACTGCTTAGTGGACTTGATTGAGCAAAGTTTTGAGGAGCTTCTGCTTCTGCAACTTCTTTATTTCTAAAATCACGTATGACTGGACCTGTTCTAGTAGCTTGTCCTGGCTGTTGTACTGGAGCTGCGGATTTTTGTTTTCCCTTCCACATATCTTTCCAATCATTGCCAACATAATGTCCTGCTGCACCGCCTGTTACTGCACCTACCGGTCCACCGATTGCTCCGCCTAATGCTGCGCCTATAGCAGCACCTTTCCAACCTTCTTCCATGTCAGCTTCTTTGATTTTCTTTAATTGCGAGCCTGCAATTTTTGTAGCAGCTTCTTTACCATACTTAGGTGTCAATTTACGAACTAATGCATCAAACCCTGTAGTACCATTGTTATGCTTACCAACATCTCCACCTTCTTCCATTGGTTTAACTTGTGAACCTGCGCCTGCTGCTGGTGTCGCACCAGGAGCTGCGCCTGGCTTCTGCATTGACATTGTGCCATTCTTAGCTGCTTGAACTACTGCTGGATCTTGTGTAGTGATTGCCGGCATATTAGGGTTAGCAGGATCTTTAATCATAAAAGAAGGTTTTGTTGCTACTGCTTGTTGTTGCTTTTGCTGTGGTGTAGCTGGCATTGGTTGCACAGATAAACCTGCTTCATCCATTTGATTAAAATATTCTTTAAGACTATGCTTAACGCTAGGCTTGCCAGTTGGCTTAGGTGCTTTACCAACACCCATTGCTTTGTTTAATTCTGAACTGTCATATGATTTTGGTTTGTCAGGGTTTGGTGGACGACCTTTGCCGCGCTTTGGTTCATTTTGAGCACCAAGTTTACCTAAACTCATTTGACCAATTGGTTTACCATATTGATCAGTAACATCGTCTGTACCATGTCTATTACCATATCCACCTGGACCTGCTTTGTGAACAGTTGAATCACCTTCGGTTAATTGGTCGAATGATTTTAATATATCTCTAATATCCATTTTGTTTTCCTTAACGGTTATATGCTGCGCCAGTCTTTGGCTTTGGTGGCATCTTTATAGCACTCATTGGGCTCTTATCACCCATCTTCTTATCATCTAAATATGGTTTGAACGGATCAAACACATCTTTTGTTCTTGTTCCTGCATATGGAATATCAATCTTAGACTCTTTGGCTTGGTCTTTGATTGATTGTAAATATGAATCCCCGTACGCTTTGCTTGCTTCTTTGGCACCAGGCTGTTCTTCTAATTCAGTATGATTTAATAATGGGCTATGACTCATTTCATTTTGATATCCCGCCTGTTCGCTGTCAATGCTATCATCAAAATCAGTTGATATCATACGAACCATGCTAACATTGTAACCACATAGTTGAGCAAGTTGTTGCACCATTGGTTCTGTGGCTGGGTATCTAAACTCAACTTTAATCAATGTCACACTTTCGTTCTCTAAGTTAGGAAAACCATATGGTGATTTCTGTATTGGAGTACTTTTTGGCTCACCAATTTCCACTGGGTCAAACTTTTTTAGATTGTACTTAAACATATCTAAAAAATTCTTATCAATGGTGCCGGCAATTTTGATAGTGTAGTTGTAAGTGTGTACACTTTCCATGATATATTGTTTAAGGCTTCGCATTTTTTATTCCTGTATATATTATTTATCTTTTTAAGTGGATTTTGCTGCCAACATCTTAAGTAGGTCGTTTCTATCAAGTTCTCTGCCTTCTCCTATTGGAGTAGCCTCAATCTCTTTGTCCCTACTTGTTTCTTTTTGATCCAGTTGTGCTTTTTTCAATTGCAAATCAATCATCTTTAGCTTTTTATTTAGTTTAGCAGTTTTTGCAGTAATAGCATGTCCTAGCATAGTTCCAGCAACATTGAATATCTCACTAGCATACCTGCTATCTACTTGCATCCCAAGGTCAATCAAGTCTTTGTAACTACTTGTGGCCATTTCAGCTAATGAATCCATCTCATCATCTGCGGCTTCTAATCCACGTACTTGTGGTAATGCTTGTTCTATTTTTGATAGATTATCTAATGCCTCAGTAGTTATTTCCTGAGCGTTTTCTGGGGTTGGTTTTGCCAAGTTGTCTATATCGTCTTGATCAAGTTCAAAAAGTGCCTCTAATTTTTTGTTCATAAAAGTATTTAGTTACTTTCGTGACCCATTTCTAAAAAGATCATTTTCTGTAATTACACGAAAAGCAAAACCTTGCATTTTACAATATGCGGTAGCCGCTTGCCATTTAGCATGATTAACTGCTACCACTGCTCTGTCTCTTGCACTTGCGGTTCTACTTTCAATTAGACTTTGTTTCTTGGGTTTAATTTCTACAACTTCAGCAATTGCTTTGCCAAATTTGTTTTGGTAAACAACAAAGAAGTCTGGAATATACATATGCATCTTTCCGTCTAATGGACTACGATAAGGTACAGACATTGATTCACTAGCCCAATGAGTTACACTTTTGTGTGTATCACAGAAGGTCATAAACGTTAATTCCCAACCTGATCTGTATTTTGGCTTATGCTTACCTACGTATTTTTGTGGATTTCTGGGAGTGAAGGTACCTTGTGCATAATTAGCCATACTTATTGCACAATATTACGTGCTACCGGTTGATTTGATTTTGGTATGATGGCTATGCCATATAATGACGTTTTGCTTTTAAAACTATTAAGATAATAAGCAAGAATTTGATTCATTTCCATCTTCTTTGTACCTTTGATTTGGTCTATTAACTCTAATACAGGTATCTGTGTTTCTTGTGCTATTCTAAATAACACCGCAGTGAAATTAGCTGCGATATTTTTAGTAGCACACACAGATACAAAATATGAATATACAATATCATATTCCACTGCATTAACCACTGCGTTAAATGCATAGAATGAATCAAAGATTCTAACTGTTTGATCTAAGGTTGTACGATTATCTATAATTTGAGGCATGTTTATTCTTTCTTACGGGACTTGTTTTCCGGCGTAAGGATTAGCACCAACTTGTTGTGGTGAGGATTGTGCCCCTGCTAATTTTGCGCCAGCAGTTCCGATAGCACTTTGAATAGCACCGAATACAGGAGTTGCTACAGTAACATTTCTATTTGGTGTTCCACCGACTGAATTAATTATACCATTAACAACTTCTGATTTTGCAATATTTAATATATTTGTATTTTTGAATGTGTTATATGTAGTACCGGCTGCTTGAATTGCACCTAATATATTTCCATTAGCTAATGCATCTAATGTACCACCTACACCATCAACTAACCCACCTTGCCCTAATATATTTGAATTTGATCCGGGTCTTGCTATAGGGCTTAATGTTCTATCGTAGTTAGCTTCCTCACCAAATCCAGTGACAATGTTGCTAGGACTCTTACCATCTATTGCACCTTCATTATAAACTACGGTTTCGTAATCTACTGTCATTTGATGTTCCATTGTTCCATTGCCCTGAGCATAGTCATATGTATCATGACTGAAAGATGTTATTATAGGATTGATTAAGGTGTAAGCTACAAAATTATGTTGGTTGAAACCAAACACTGTTATATTTTTAAAGAAAGGTATTTTTTGACCACTTGGATTACTGGTGCC